TTTTTATTATATGATAGAGTTAGATCCTCAGCATCTGTTCCATCAGTGTGAAATTCTTGTCCAAAAACTTTTGCATCAGCACCACCAACACTGTGCATTGGTAGCATTGCTTGTTTAAATGTTTGAATTATTCCCTTAATAGCACGTGCTTCTCCTTCATTTCTAGGAACTAACTTATAGTTTAAAGTAAGAGTTCTAAATTCTGTACCACCAAATAACATCTCTGCATTTGGGTTTAATATAACTCCACTGATTCCACCAAATACATCATCATTAGATAGGGTGTCTCCTGTTATTGCTTGTGTTGCTGTTCTTATTGCTTGTGCTCCAACTAAAGCCTTACTTCTCTTCATTAAGTTATCAACACCTTTAGCTAAACCATCTACTTTACTCCATCCTCCAGCAGCTGCAGCTTCCATAGCATCTCGTGCTACGTTACTAAATGCTTTACCAGTCCAGTTAGCTTTGTATGAAGATGATATATCTTCTGGCATGTATAATACAACAGGAGTTAAAACTTCTTCTCTAGAATATAGAGCAGAGAAATTGTAATCATCTATTGTATTGCTAGTTGTTCCACCCTTACCTTCTAAAATCTCCAAAGAGTCTTCTTTTGATCCTTTCTGCCAAAAGTATGTCTTGTCACGACTACCTTTTTTGAATGGAGGAGTGTAACGATAGAAATTAAACATTACATAATCACTATCATGTTGTAGATGATCTTGTGGGTATCTTAAAGATTTACCATATCCACTAGGACCAACTCTATTAAGAGCTTTAGATGCTGCCACAACTTTAGCTTCATCTAATTGAGTCTTGTTAAAAGTGTCAACTGCTTCTTTTACAGTAAGCTCTCCGTTTTGTATCTTCTCAATATTCTCAACAGTGGCCCATCCTTCACCTTCTTTATCAAATAATTCAAATCCTAACATTTATCGACCTCCTTACTGTTCATGATAGTGCCATTTCTTTACTTGCTTTAGTACCGTACCCTTTTACAACTCTTTGTGCTCTGAACTTGTCATAGAACGTTTCGTTGGTATCTTTCCAAACATCTTCCCTAGCAATATTAAATTCTAATTTTTGGGTTGACTTAACAAAATGCTCTGAAGGTAATAGAATAGCACTATCCCATTCAGTTAATGCGAGATCTAAATATAGACCCTGTACGTGACTATGTAGATATTTATGTAGACAATTCTTAGGAAAGTCAATTCTACCACTGATTAATTTATTTGTTGCTGCTATTCTCTTCTTTATTGGTAGATAATGTAAGTTTAATCCCCAAAATTGACTCCTCTCAGACTTAATAACATATACAAGTGGAAATTTGTCATAGTACGGAAGGTATTGCATCTTTGCTTTGTACTCAAACATGTACATGTGACCTTGCATCACATATCTTCTTAGTTCATTAGAATCTTGATCTACAGATGGATCACTTCTATCTTTCTTCTCGTCTTTTATATACCGTTCAAAATTTTTATTATATGTGGTTGATAATGTTTTAATTGTTGATCTATACCACGAAAGAGATTTCTTATCTCCTCCTGCTTTAAGTGTTACTTTTTCAAACAGTGTTTGTTCACCAGATGTACTGGCTTTACCTGTAACTTGGGTGTTTCCGAATCCTTGTGCCATTTCTTCATACCGCTAAATGATCCTCTGTGAGTATTAAAAATTTCATCTGCCTGTCTTCACAGAAGTCCTGAGCAGCATCCCACTTTGCGCGGTTTTTTGCAAACGTCAGAACAGCTTTCTTGTATGCAGCAGTTCTCTTATCTTTACCATAAGGGGGTTTAGTTTGTTTCTTAGGTTTAATTTCAATAATATATTTTGATATTTGTCCTGACTTCTCACGAACTTTTATGTAAAAGTCTGGATAATATCTTCTCACTCTCCCATCGGGAGCACGATATGGTATTATAACTTCTTCACTTCCCCACTCTAAAATACCTGGTGTATTATCACAATACACCATGAATTTACGTTCCCATAATGATCTATAAACTATCCTAGTTGGATTGCCACGATACTTTCTGGGATGTATGGGTTTATACAATCCAGAGTACGCCATAAATATAACTGTACCAATATAGGTATTTAGGGTGTCCGTAAAGAATTTTATAGAACATATTGCCAGAAACGGTGGTATGGCAACAACAAATAACTTCATTGTGAAGTTTATGAATCCTCCTGTTACTGTTCCTGAGTTGGACTTATTAACAGAACATATGTGTAGTGAAGCACAGTTGCCAAATATTAATACTGCTCAAGGTAATATTAATGGAGTATATACTGGTGTTGGATCAGTTCCTTATGCACATACTCGTGTGTTTACGGAAATTCAGTTAGGATTTCAACTTGATGCTAATTTAGGTATGTTGAAGTTTTTAAATGCTTGGAATGATTTTATCTTTGATGGATCGTGGAAAGATTCTAATATGGCAGGACAAGTGACAAATAGGACATTGGAAGGAACTAGGGATGCTGTTAGAAAATTAAGAAACAGGACTGTTAGGCTACATTATCCAGATAGGTATATGTGTGATATTGCCATAAGTAAGCAAGAATTAGCAAGAGGTCAAAGACAGAGATCGGCAATAACTTACATTTTAGAGAAAGCTTACCCATATGCAGTTGATGCTGTACCAATGCAGTTTGGATCAACTCAGATTGCCTCTGTTACTGCACAATTTGCATACATGCGTCATTACACGATCAACAACGACATTAAAAATCTTGCTGGATTTGCTGAGGCGTAGCAAATTCGACTTTTCAATTCCATGAATCGGGCAAAATTTACTCGGCAAAAAATCGCCTGAAAAAGTCGAGCTAAATAAATATACGATTTGAATTACATTTTATGGCATTACCAAAATCGGCGTTACCAACGTATGAGTTGGTAGTACCATCTACAGGCAAGAAAATCAAATATCGCCCATTTGTTGTAAAAGAAGAGAAACTACTTTTACTTGCTTTAGATACCAAAGATGATAAGCAGATTGAAAATGCTATCAGAACTCTATTAAAAAATTGCATACAGTCAAGAATTAAACTTGAAGATTTGACTTTATTTGATTTGGAGCTAATATTTCTCAATATTCGTGCTGTTTCTGTTGGGGAACAGGTAGAATTGAAGGTAGTTTGTAAAGATGATAATAAGACTGAAGTTGCTTATAGTTTAGATTTAAACGATGTAGAGGTTGTATATCCTAAAGATCATAGTAAGAAAATTGAACTTACTGATGAAATGGGGATAATTATGAAATATCCTGGATATAATGAATTTGTAAATAGTTCTATAATTGGAGATGATCCTAGCGTTGATAATATAACGAGTGTTATTGCGGAATGTGTTGATCAGATATATGATAAGGAAGAGGTATATGATTCATCTACTACAACTAAGAAGGAATTTGTTGAGTTTATAGAGAACCTTACTACAACTCAATTTAATAAGATTCAAAGATTTTTTGAAACTGCTCCTAGAGTAGAACATAGATTTACGGTTAAAAATCCCAATACTGGAGTACCTTCAGAGTTTGTTATAACGGGCTTGAGTAATTTTTTCGGATAGCCCTCTTTCATAATTCGTTGGAGGGGTACTATAAGTTGAATTTTGCTTTGATGCATCATCATAAATATAGCTTGAGTGAAATAGAAAATATGATGCCTTGGGAAAGGCAAGTTTATGTCACACTAGTAATGCAACACCTTGAACAAGTGAAGCAACAGCAAAAAGCACAACAACAAAAACAAAATGGCTAGCGGAACCGTAGGATATCAAGACACCAGAGGTAATATAGATTGGCTCTCGAAAATCAAGGAGAAACTTGATGAGTACTTGGATGGACGTGAAGATCCAGAAGAAAAAGAGCAAAAAAGCAAAGGTGGTGCTATTGTAGCAGTTGGTGATGATAATGATGTTAAACAAACAGTAAATAATGTATTTGTAAAAGTTGATGCTGGTGCTGGTATTGGTAGTAATTTCTTTGGTAAGAGATTAGATCAAACAACTTTCTATCCAGATATACTTGGTGGAGAGATGACTCATGTTGGAAGAAGTGGTAATGCCACTGCTTCTGCGGTGTCGACATTTTCAATCTCAGCAATTGAATCCTGAGCAAAATTTAAGAAATCACTATGCTTACCCTTAATGCTGTCTAACATCACGCGGTCTAAACCGA